GAGGCGGGGTTTTTTTTGCCTATCTAAGGGCTATACCCCAAGAACCCCAAAACCCCCGCAAAACCCGTTCTCTTAAGTCCTCGATAGGGGTAGGGAAAACCCTAAAAATAACCCCATCCTGCACCCCCGTTACCAGTTTTAGCCGTAACAAATACTGGTTTATCCATTACAAATAAGACCCTATAATACTTGTATGGCAATTTCGCCATACACGAAAAGGAGCAAGAATGAAAAAACTTCTATCTTGGTTAGTCAATGCAGTAATCGCCATTATTTTTGGTGCAGGGATTGCCGTCCTTGTATTGGAATGGATGGCGGGTTGTGGTGAGCATTACATCGACTCTAAAGGTCGTGCAATTCAAAACGAATGTCTTTTTATTAACAAGTAATCATCTTAAAGGAACTTAATCATGGCACACGAAATCACAATTAGAGAAAACGGCTTTGCTGAAACTGCTTTTGCAGGCGAAACACCTTGGCACGGATTGGGTCAGGAAATCAATCCTGATGCCACTATCGAAGAATGGCAAGTCAAGGCAGGCATGGATTGGGAAGTATTATCTGCTCCTGTCCGCTATGAGGCTCTTGTCCAAAAAGAGCAATTTTCATTGCAAGAGTTTTCAGGGCAGAATGTTTTGTATCGTTCCGATACGCAAGCCCCGCTATCAGTCGTTAGCAATCGTTATCACGCAGTTCAGCCTCGTGATGTATTAGAGTTTTTCCGTGAATTGGTCGATGTTGCAGGCTTTAAGATTCAGGTTGCAGGCACATTGGCAGGCGGTAAGCGTATGTGGGCTATTGCCGAAACTGGCACGATGGGCGAGGTTGTTAAGAACGATACAGTTGGCGGGTTCCTCCTGTTATCGACCTCATGCGACCGCACCTTAGCCACGACTGCCCGCTTTACCTCTATCCGTGTGGTTTGCAATAACACCTTGCAGATGGCTATGCAGGATAAGCGTCATTTGGTTAGCCTTAGCCACCTAAGCAAGTTTGACCCGCAAGAAATGCAGATGCGTTTATCAGGTGCGGTCAGCACTTTTGGTTCATTCATGGAAATGGCTAAAGTATTACAAAAGCAGAAAATGAGCATTCCGCAAGCCAAGAAGTTCCTAGAGCGTTTGATTGCTCCATGGAATCAGGTCAAGCGTGACGAGCATAAGTTGGAAGACAATCGCCAGTTCAAGAAAATCCTAGCCTTGTTTGACGAAGAGGCTAAAGGTGTTGAATTGGTTGGTCATACCAAGTGGGGTATGCTCAATGCCGTTACCGAGTATTACGACCACCATGCTCAAAGCCGTACTGACGATGCCCGTTTGGACTCCGCATGGTTTGGCAGAGGCGATAGAATCAAGAATCAAGCCATGGAATTACTGCTTGCTTGACAAGTATTAGTTCCCCTGTAATACTTAGCCCCATGTGTAATACATGGGGTTTTTTTATGTCTGAAAACAATCAAAGCAGTCAGGCAGTAACCAAGATACGAAACCTATTCAGAGAACGGGCAAAACCCCTTTCGATTACTGAAATACGGGAAGCCTTACCTGACCTTAAAGCAAGCCAAATTTCAATGACTCTCTGCTATTTCATGCGTCAGCGATATGTTCAGAGAGAACAGATAGATAACCCTCGCCCTAAAGAAAGAAAAAAGGTGTGGCTCTATACCTATTCCGACAACCGTTACCTAAAGGCTCAAAATGAAAATTGAAAAGGTCGCCACCGAAAAATTAATTCCGTATGCGAATAATGCTCGCACTCATAGCGAATCGCAAGTGGCACAAATTGCCGCTTCTATTCGTGAGTTCGGATTCAACAACCCTGTATTAGTCGATGAGAACTCAACGATTATTGCGGGGCATGGACGGGTTTTAGCCGCCCGTGCTTTAGATATGGGCGAAGTGCCTTGTATTAGGCTTACCCACCTATCCGAAAGCCAACGCAAGGCTTATATTATTGCCGACAACAAGATTGCTCTTAACTCAGGATGGGACGAAGAACTCCTAAAACTAGAACTAGAGGGCATGACTGATATTGAGCAGATTGCTACGGGTTTTAGTCCTGAGGAACTAAACCTACTATTTAACGGATGGCAGTCCGATATTGACCGCATGGATAATATTGATGCAGTCGATACACAAGCAAAGGAAAAAATCGTAATTAGTTGTAGCGGAGAAGAAAAAGCCATGCTCCGTGAAAAGATTACTAACTTGATTGATGACCTTGGCTTGCACGATGTCGAAGTCAGTTAAATTAAATATCCTTGTTGCTTTTCCTTATTTCAGTCAGCAGGTCTATCGCTTTCTGATGGATAAAGACCCCTCGACATTCCGCTTAATTGTGGATTCGGGGGCATTTACCGCATGGAATACAGGCAAACATATCAGCATGGAGGACTATTGCAAGTTCCTCAAAACCATTCCTAGTCATTGGGAATATAAAGCGGTGCAGTTAGATGTATACGGAAACCCTGAACAAACTTATACGAATTACCTCAGAATGTTGGATGCTGGATACAAAGATGTCATGCCAGTATTCACAAGAGGCGACACAATCGAGCGACTTGAAGAATTCTATTCCTATACCGACTACATCATGTTCGGGGGAATTGCCATTGGCGGGGAAAACAAGAACTATGTTAAATGGTTCTGCGAAGTCAATAAAGGCAGACACGCACATTGGCTTGGGTTTGTAAACATTCCATTCATTAAGCATTACAAGCCATATTCAGTTGATTCGTCTTCTGCATACTCCGCACAACGATTTGGCAACTTGCAATACTATGTAGGTGCGGGGCAGTTAAAGACTATTAACCGTGTTGATTGTGCAAGGCGACCTCCTGAGCCTGTTATTCATTACCTATTGAAAGCAGGCTTTACGATGAAAGAAATTATGATGTTGCAAAACCAAGATGCTTGGGAAGGTGGTGCACAACCCCCTAATTCCAATCCGAGGGGTTTAGCATCATTCATAACAGTGACCAATCATCTAAGACGGGCTATTGATGTTGAAAAGCATCTTGGCACTAAAGTGTATTTGGCATTTGGGAATGAATCTCAATTGCAAAATGTGTACGACTCTCTACAACTTATGAAAGAAAGAAAGGTAATCAAATGAGCGATACCAAAACGCTAACCCTACTAGGTGCTAATACTACGGACTATTCCGCAGGCTATAACCCTGCAATTTTGGAAAAGTTTGAGAATCAATTTCCTACTCAGTCATATGAAGTAGAAATTGAGTGCCCTGAATTTACCCACATTTGCCCTAAGACAGGTCAGCCTGACTTTGCAAATATTACGATTACTTACGAGCCTGATACTCATTTAGTCGAATCTAAATCCCTAAAACTTTATCTATTTGGTTTCCGTCAGCATGGTTCATTCCATGAGGACTGTATCAATACTATTGCTAAGGATTTATTTGACCTTATGCAACCAAAATGGATTAAGGTGCGTGGCGACTTTATGCCTAGAGGCGGTATTAGCATTAATCCAACTGCTTTCCTTAAAAAATGAACGTAATCGTAGCCAATCCTAATTCGTTGGCTTTTGAAGACCAACTAAACCAAATCATCAAGATAACCAAATTGATGACTAAAGAGATTGGCTATGTCATGCCTATTGTTTTGCGTGAGCAAGCCTCTAGAGGCAATCTGCTATTGCTTATGTCGGGCAATTTGGTCATGGGCTTTTGCAATTACAACATTCGCAAAAAAGATGGTGTTGGAGTTATCTATGAAGTCGGAACTCACCCCGCAATAAGAGGCAAAGGAGGTGGCAAGCAATTAGTCGAGGCAGTATTGACTAAATGCGAAAAAATACACCTTAAATGTCCTATCGATAATAAAAGTAATGGATTTTATTCTCGAATTGGTGAGAAAATAGGTGTTGAGCAAGGTAAGAAACGACCTCTCAACTTGTGGCAGATAACCAATAAAACTGTGAAGGAAGAATCATGAGCAAAGTCATGGTAGTCCTGTCGGGTGGACAGGATTCAACTACTTGCCTATTTTGGGCAAAAAAGAACTTCGATGAAGTTCATGCAATTACATTTGATTACGGACAGACCCATCATAGGGAACTAGAAGCGGCAACTACTGTTGCTGATATGGCAGGGGTTAAGTCATGGCAATTAGTCCATGTCCCGCATATTCTAAAAAGTCGTAGTCCGTTGCTTGATAGAAGCCAAAAACTAGAGCAATACGACAATTACCAACAGATGGAAAACATTATCGGGGATAGAGTTGAACTGACTTTCGTTCCTATGCGTAATGCTTTCTTTTTGACATTGGCGGCTAACTATGCACTAGCAGAAGATTGCTATGACCTAGTAACTGGAGTGTGTCAGCAAGATAATGCCAACTAT